TCGATACAAAAAAAATCAAATGAAAATGATGTAAATGATTATGCTTTGGCACTAATGATTACAAAAGCATTAGATAAAAATGGAGATAGACTTTTTCAAGATGGAGATAAAGCATCACTTAGACGAGAAGTTGAAGCAAATATTTTACAGGAAATACAATTAGCAATGATAGAAGCTGGTCAGACAAAGGGGGTAAAAGAGGCTAAAGCCGAATTGAAAAGCGAATAATGATTGGAAATTTATATTTTCACTAGCAAAAGAATTAGGTAAAACTGTTGCTGAATTATCAGAAACTTTGACTATAGAAGAAATGATAGGTTGGGCTGCTTATGCTGAAATAGAGCATGAAGATTTTAAAAAACAACAAGAAGAAGCACAAAGAAGTAGTGCTTTAAAAGGTAGAAAGAGGTAAGATATAATAAATGTTTTTAATTTTTGTTGAATAGTGGCTAATTATGATGTTTCAATAAAATTAGCTATTGCAGGTGCAAGACAATTAGATAAGGTTAATAAACAAACCGATAAATTAAGGGCATCTATAAATGCAGTAAATAAAACAGCAGAATTAAGTGGTAAAAAACCTGTAAGAAATTTTAAAAATTTATCACAAGCAGTAACAGATGCAAGGGACGCTTTAGATGAAGCCGCAATTGGAACGAAAGAATTTAATCAAGCTATTAAAAATGTTGTAAAAGTTGAGGATAAATTTAATAGACAACAAAAAATTAAAGAAAGAGCACTAAAGGTAGAACAATTAAGAGTCAAAGAGGGTATAACTTTAAAAGAAGCAAAAATTAGGATAACCCAAGAAGAAATAGAACTTGAAAACAAATTAGCTATTGCAAGACAAAAAAGTGCTAATGCAGAAAGACAAAGAGCTATAACACGGGGGATAACTTCAGGAATTGGAAGTGGAATTATTGGTGCAGGTTTTCCTTTGTTATTTGGACAAGGACCCACAGCAGCACTTGGCGGTGGATTAGGCGGTTTAGCTGGAGGAGCAATGTCAGCAATACCAGGCATGGGACAATTTGGTTTTGCTCTTTCTATTGCAGGTACTACTATCGGTAGTTCTTTAGATGAATTAACTAAAGCATTAAATAAACCTACAGAAAATATTCAAACTCTTGTTAATAGATTGGGATTAGTCGGAACTGAAACTGGAGATCTAGCATTAGAGTTAGAAAAACTTGGGTTAAAATCATCTGCTGCTGAACTTTTATTAAATGAATTTGAAAAAGAATTTGGACTTAGTGCGGATCAAATAAAAGAAAATTCAGAAAAAATGACTGAATTTAATAACCAAATTAATCAACTAGGAACATCTTTAACTTTACTATTATCAGATGCTCTTGGACCTTTAATTGACAAATTAAATTCCTTTATGAAAGGAGGAAAAGCAGAAGGCACAATAAGAAATATTACTGGAATAATAGATTTTTTTACTGCTAATGCGTTTGACCTAGATAGAAGAGGTGGCATTTTCAGTGAATTACCTCCTCTTCCAGGTCAAAAAAGTAAGCGGCCACTCGGTAATATTCCTGCTGCTGAAGGTAAAGCAGTGATTGGAGGAGTAAAATTAAATCCAAATTTCGGTATGCCAAGTAATATTTCATTGGCAGATCCAAATAAAGCTGCTATTGATCAAGCTAAATTTGAACAGCAAATTTTACCTTTACAACAAGCTTTAGAAATTGAAGAGAAAAGATTACATACAAGTGATGAAAAATTACAATTAATGCAAGAAGAATTTAAATTAACAAACTTACAAAATGACTTAGAAAGATTAAAATTAGAGAATAAAGGTACTGAAAATGATTTACATGATGACGCTATAAATAAATTAGGGGCTCAAGTAAATTTGCAAAAACAAGTTGTTGCTAATGCAAAAGCATTGGTAGATCCTATGAGACAAGTAAGTAATATCATGGCTCAAGATATGGGTAATGCTTTAAAAGGACTAATTCAAGGAACTCAGACTTTAAATCAAGCCTTGAAAAATGTTTTAGATAATATGGCAAATGCATTTTTAAATTTAGCAATTTTTGGTAATGTTGCTGGTACATTTACTCGAGGAGAAGATGGCGGTATTTTAGGAGCTATTTTTAAAGCAAATGGAGGGCCAGTAAAAGGCGGTGGTAGTTATATTGTTGGTGAGAAGGGTCCAGAATTGTTTACACCAGGAGTTTCTGGTATGGTTACACCAAACCATGCTCTTGGAGGTACAACAAACGTGGTGGTCAACGTAGATGCTTCTGGTTCTGCTGTCCAAGGTGATGATGACAAAGCTGCACAATTTGGTGAAGCTATTGCAGCAGCAATACAAGCTGAAATTGTTAATCAAAAAATGGCTGGAGGTTTATTAAGTTAATGGCTAGTTTTCCAACAACAGTTAATCCTACTTATGGGCTAACTAAAACATCTAAACCAAATATCCGTATTGCCCAATTTGGTTCGGGATATTCTCAACGATCAACTTTTGGTATAAATCAAAATTTAAAAGTATATAAACTTAAGTGGCAAAATATAAGTGAAACAGACGCAGATGAAATAGAAACCTTTCTTGATGCTAGGGCTGGTGTTGAAAATTTTGATTACACTCCACCCGGAGAAAGTGCTAGTAAAAAACTTATTTGTAGAGATTGGAATAAAACTATACCTTATTTAAATAGAGCTACAATAAATGCAACATTTGAGGAGGTAGCAGAAGCATGACAAGTAAACAAGTTTCACCATCATCTTCAAAAATTAGTGAAGAGATACAAAAACTGGAACCTTCAGCGATTATAGAATTATTTGAGTTGAAATTAACTCCTGAAGTTAATGGCGTAACTGAAACCACAACATATTATTATCATGCTGGAACCAATGAGTTAAAAAGTAATATTGTTTTTAATGGTGTTACTTATGTTGCAGCACCTGTTGAAGTAAAAGGTTTTGATAAAATTACAAAAGGCACATTGCCGAGGCCAACCTTTTCTGTTGCTAATGCTGATAATGCCATAACAAATTTAATTTCTTTATATAACCCTCTTAACGCAGAATTGAAAAGAATAGTAACACATAAAAAATTTTTAGATGCTGTTAATTTTTCCAGTGGTACAAATGCAACAGCGGATCCTACTGCAATAGCTCAAATCGATGACATCTGGTACATAGATAGAGTTGCAGCAGAAACACCTGAAATGGTTACTTTTGAACTTACAGGTAGAATTAATATGCAAAATCTACGATTACCTAAAAGACAGATTGTTGAGTTTTGTCCTTGGAAATATAGAAGTCCAGCCGATGCAGCACTTGGTCAAGCAGGTAGCGTAGAATGTGGATATAAAGGGTCAAAATGTTTTGATGTAAATGATAATGAAATTGTAATTACAGATTCTAGTCTTAGTGAAGAGGAAAAACTCCAGCAAAAACAAGCTTTAGATAAATGTGGTCACAGATATTCAAGTTGTTTATTACGTTTTAATGAAAAACTTGGTAAAGTACCTTTTGGTGGATTCTTAAATGCAAGACTACAAATGTGATGATATTTAAAGAAGCTGCTAAACAACACGCAATAAAAGAAGCACCGAAAGAATCTTGTGGAATTGTGGTAAATGATGTTTATTATGCTTGCAATAATATTTCAGATACACCAGAAGATAATTTTGCAATACATCCAAAAGACTTTTTAAAAGCTAGATCAAAAGGTAAATTACAGTATATTATTCATTCACATCCAGAAGGCGGTAATGCAAGCGAACCAGATAAAAAGGCTTGCACAGCTACAAAATTACCTTGGTACGTTTACCTTATTCCACAGGATACATGGCAAATTATAAATCCTTAATCGGCAGACAATGGCAGTATGGGGTTTTTGATTGTTATTCTATAGTGCGTGATTATTATGCGTTGCTTGGAATAAAGTTACCTGATTATGAACGTCCCAAAAGTTTTGAAACTTGTAAAAGTATTTTTCTTAGTGATGCAAGTAAACTAAATTTCAAAGAAGTAGACATAAACGAAAGAGAGCCTAATGATGTCTTGATAATGAAGATATGGACAAAAGAACCTATGCATGGTGCTGTTCTTTTAAAAAATGATATGATACTACATCAAAAATTTGAGTCTGTGAGTTGTTCAGAGTACTTTAACCATTATTATAGAAAAAGAACTGTAGGGTGTTTTAGATATGCAGCATAAGATTCTGCTGCTAGATGAATTAGGTGAGAAATGGGGTAAAACTCATGTCTATCATAATTTGAAATCACCTAGTGAAGCATTGAAGTTACTTTATATAAATTATCCTGATTTAAAAAAATATTTTGCTACTGCACATGAAGATGGAATAGGTTTTACAGTTGTTCAAGCTAGTGAATTTTTAGGTTACGAAGATTTAGGCTTACCTTTAGGTAAAAATGATTTAGTTATAACACCTGTTATTTCTGGAAGTGGTGGAGTTGGAAAAGCATTAGCTGGTGTTGGTTTAATTGCAGCAGCATTTCTAGCACCAGGGTCTACCTTAGTATTTGGAAAAGCATTTTTTGGTACTGGAGCAGGATCTCTTGCAGCAGCAGGGTTTTTAACAAAAGCAACAGTAGCGATAGGTGGTGCTCTTCTATTATCTGGTGTTTCAGATATGATTTCTCCGCAGCCACAACTACCTACTTTTGATGCTCCTTTATCTGGTTTTGGAGGTGGCCCTGGTAGTGTTACAAGAGGATCTAATGGTTCGGAAAGTTATGGTTATACAGGCGCAGCAAATACTGTAGGTATTGGTAAAACAATTCCTGTTGTTTATGGAAAAGCTTTAGTTGGTGGTCATATTTTAAGTACAGATATAGAAATATCACATGATGCAAACCCTTTAATGACATATATTAGGCCACCTAATTTAAATTCTGTCCGTTTTAATGGAGAACAATTAGAAGGTGTATATACAAATGCTGGAGGAATTATGGCAAGAAGATATAATGGCACAACTAGTAATGCTAAAGGAACAGAAAGATATTTAACTTCTGATAAGGTAATAGATTTAGAAGAAGAA